AATAAGTTCCGTTATCACTTTGGAAACTACACTCAAATCGTTTATCTCTTGCCATTAGTAACCTCTTGTTCTATTTCTGTTATTTCTTGCTCTATCTGAACTTAGTAATATATCAGCTCCACTTATTGTACCAAATACTTCTGTAGAGCCTCCAGTATTTATCATTGATTTTAGTCCTACTCCTCCACCTACAGAATTAGCATTAACATTACCTACTCCTCCTAATACTTGACCAATACCAGCTAATCCACCTATATCTTTTAGTCCCATTAATGCACCTAAACCAGTACCACCTAGTAAAGCATTTAATACTAACATAGCAGCTATCTGAGCTAACATTGCTTTTAATGCTTGTTTAGCACCCTCTAAGAATGATTTAAAGAAGCCTTCTTGACTTTGTAATGCTTGAGCAAATACTCCTTGAATTACATTACCAAAACTCATAAAGCTCTGATTTATGTCGTTAGCTACAATATCCATAGAAGATAATCCCTCTTCAAACTCTTCTACTATTGGTTTTAATGTTTCAAAGTTTTTAGATAAATCTTTTGTAGCTACAGATAATGCCTTTATTGGCTCAACACTTTGTGGTATAGGACTTCTTGGCTCTTGTGTTGGTGTTACTGGCTTTGGCTTATGTCCTAATACCCCAGACTGTATAGCGTTCATTAAGTTCGCTTGTAATTGTGAAGGGTCTGGAGTAGCTCCTTGAATACCAAAATCTAAAGAAGTGTCTAATTCATCTTTAGCTTTCTTAACTCCTAAAATAGAATCTTTTAAATCATCAAATCCTTTTTTTACTTTACCCCAGTTTGTAACAAGATAAGAAGCAGCTAAAATTAATCCACTTACTATTCTACCTTGTGGAGTTAGATTCATTAATACACTTGCTACTAATCTCATAGCTGGTAAGAACTTACCTAAAAAGAACTTTCTTACAAAAGCAAAAGCTTTAACCAATCTACCTCCGATAGAAATTATAGGACCTAAAGCAGCAGCAAAACCAGCAACTTGTAAAGCTCCTTCTTTTTGTTCATCAGAAAATTTACTTAAAAATTTTGTTAAATTACTTAAACCACTAGCTAAACTTTTAGCTAAAGGTATCAGTTGAACTCCAAGTTCAGCAGCTACATCTTCTAAATCTTTTCTAACTCTTACTAATTGATTAGATAAAGAGCCAGATGTTTTTTCAATATTTCCAACTGCATTAGCACTTTGTTTTAAAGCCAATTCAAAAGTAAGTTGAGCTTTAGTTATTCTATCTAATTCTTTGACATTTAAACCTTTTTGCTCGGCATAACTTTTTAAATCTTCTTCAGCGATTTTAATTCCTAAACCTATAAGAGCATCCCTTTCACCTAGCAGTGCCTTTGTTAATACTTTACTAGCTTCAGCAGCACTAAATTGGTTACCTTCGAAAGATGATAAATCAGCAGCTAATTTATTTACTTGCGTAGCTAGACTTAAAGCTTCTTGTTGAGTAAAACCAAAACCAGCTAATAAGTCTCCAGTATTAGCAAGTAACCTCATCGATTCATTGTTAGTCATATTAAAGCTATCAGCCAACTCCTTTGCTGCTGAATTTGCTGCTACTTTTATATCTCTAAAAACAATGTTAAATTTATCTCTAGTTTCTTCTAAATCAGAAGCTAACTTTACAGTAGCAGCACCTAACCCAATAACTGGAAGTGTAACATTCCTAGTCATCATATCGCCAAAGGTTTTCATCTTGTTACCAAATCTCTGCATAGATTTAGTAGACTTCCTTAATGCACTCTGAAACTGCTTATCGTTTAACGATAGTTTAATACTTAAATTTTTCTCAGCCATTTTTCTTATTTAGCAAATCATATTTCTTTTTAATATACTCAGCCCTTTTTCTTTGTTTGTCGATGTCGGTTTTAACTTCTTTTTTCTCCCAGTCAAACTTAATAAGTTTTTGAGGAGTTAAGGATTGTCCCTTTTTTGTATGAGGTTGCAAATTACAACAAGCCAACCATCTTATCCGTTCCCATTCAAACCTTTGTTCTAATTCAAATCGGTCATTCCTACCTTTTTGAATACAAAAGAACTCATGGAAAGTTAAATCCCAAAACTCATAAGGTAATAGCCCAAGACCGTATGCAACAGCCTCTAAACTATCCCAATTTATTTCTTTGTTTTCGCCACTTTCTTCGTGGCTTTCACGTTTCCCTCATCTTCAAACTTAGCAGAAAACTGTGTAGAGAATACCTCTAATACTTTATTTAAAGCATCAAAGTCATCATCTAAAAGGTCTGCAACACCATCAACATTTAAAGAACATTCTTTTCCACTAACTCTAGCACCGTCTTGTAGACCAGCTAGAATTAATTGACAAGCATCATCTAAACTCATTCCCTCTCCTAGCTTGTCTAAATCTTGTAAACTTCTACCAGTTGCCTTAGTGAAGTTTCTTAGACTATTTATCCCAAATCTAACTGGGTAATCTTTTCCGTTTATTATAACTATTTCGTACATCTTTGTTGGTTTTAATCTTTATTGGTAGGAGCAGAGCCGAAGCCCTTACCCCAACCAACAAAAGGAATTATTATGCTTGTACTGCTTGAGTTAATGCACCAGTACCTTCGATACTTACTGAATAAGTAGGAGCGTCCTCAACACCACCACTTACTTCAAAGCTAGTAACTAAACCAGATCCAGTATAATAAGTATCTCCAACAGCCAAAGTACCTCCATAAGTGAAAGTAAATGTCACTTCGGTTCTATTAAGCATTTGAGTAACTAAATCACTTGGATCAGTAGTTGTTCCAGCAGTAGGAGAATAGTCATAAAGACCATCAGCCGAAAGGCTAAAAGACTTTTGACCACCGATTAAATCTCTCCATCCAGAGCTATCTTTAGTACTTACATCTATTGTATCAGCATTAACTGATAAACTTACATTTTGTGAATGGAGCAGTTTATACTCTGTTCCTCCACTTGTTTCTGAGACCTTTAATATTAGGTCTGTTCCATTGAAAATTGCCATCGTTTTTTATAAATTATAATTAGTAACTAGTTATCTAAATCATCAAGGTTTGCATCCTTTTTAGATTTCTTTTTGGGTTTTCCTAAAGCATCATAGAAAGCTAATAATCTAAACACTTTTTCTGAAACCTCATAAGATTCGCCTTTGGTATATTCTACTCCTCGAATCTCAATATCTTTTTTAATATATACTTTAAACATATTTATCTATTTATGTTGAATCTATAATCTTGTCTAATTCCGTAAAATCCTATGCTCCCAGCACTATCATCGTATAACTCATCTTGAGAATCATAGAATATTTTATCTACAACAACTCCAGAGAATGTTCCACTTGTATAATCCAAAGCAGTTCTTAGATATCCAGCTAATGTCACTAAATCAGAATAAACATTGTCATAAATACTGATTTGCACCGTAACATAATCATATTGACTAACTCCGTTCTTTGTATTGTTAGGAATATCTGAAATCATTTGATATGTAATATAAGGTAATTTGCTATTAGTAGGAAAGTTATATCTACTAGGGAATATCCTTAAATTACCATCAGTAGTAACTAATGGAGCTACATTTGAGTCATTGCTTAGAATGTTATATATTACTTTTCCTATCTCCATTATTTCATTCTTTTATCTATCAATTTTTTTATTTGATTGATGACATCATTTTGAGCTACACTTCCTTTGTTTATTGCTGTTTTGTCTAGCATTCTAAGTCCTGGAATACCTCTAAAACCATATTCTAACAAGTAGAAATAAAATCCAGATTTTTTCATATCAGCCCATGCACCTTTAACTCTTGGTCCTATATAAACACTTGGAGGAATACCTCTTCTGTTTTTGCCGTTTATTATAGCCAAAGACTTTTCAAGTTGTTTACTTTTTTTAGGAACTAAACTTTTAAGCTCTTGCAGTATTGGCTTAGATGCTTTGCGCATACCTTGCCTTAGTAGTGTCTTGTTTTTACTATCAGACATATTAAGTTTCTCTAAGTCTTTAATCAAAGAATTTAACTCTCTCTCATCTATTTGCGCTGATACTATCATTGCTCTGGAAAAGGATTAATACCGTTATCTATTAATATGTTGATCCAATCTAATTCGCTAGTATATAAATCTACATTGTCCCATTTAGTCTCTAAACATTGATAAGTCTCTAGCACTCCATACGATACTATCGTATCACTATCGTTCCAAACGATGTAGTAACTCTTTACCTCTGGGTAACATATTTCTGTTAGTCTTAAACTCATGATGTCAGTTGTGTTAGTTCGCTATCACTTAAAGCCTCATTAAATACTGCTAGTGCTTTGACTTTACCGTAGAAAACTTGTGCTTCTGTAGGATTAGTAAATGATAAAACATTCATTCCACTTGGTTGTTCAGAACTTGAAGATGTTGCTACTTCTACTCCGTTAAGCCATAAAGCATAGTCATTAACTTTATATTTTACTGCTATTTTGTTGAATGAAGTTAAATCAGAAGCATCATAAGTTATTAAAGATGCGTTAATATGAACTCTTATTCTATTAGCAGTTTCATCAATTTCTAAAGATACTCTATTAGATATGCTTCCGTTTGATAAAGATATTCTTCTACTTGTTCCATCATTTGCCAAAGCAGCTATCTCTGCATATAACACTCCCTCTGTTGAGTTTATTAATGTAGCACTACCAGCACCAGTTGCAGTCTCTGTAGCTCTTGTAACTGTACTACCGTATGTTGGTATGTATGATGTAGCGTAGGGTA